GTGAGTGCCATCACTACTTTTCCTCACGATCCCGCCACCACCAAACACCGCAGTTATAGCAATATTCCCGCCTTGGTCCGGCCGCAAGTAGCTCGTGACATGTCCCGCAGCGCGTGGGTATGTAGTGCATCGTTGTGACGACATCATCAGATAGATCCGCTATCTGGCCATCTGGTTTGTGGTCCTGCGTTCTGATTCTCATACCGCGACCACCCTGACCCAGCACTGTTCAACCTGCAGCGCGTATCGCGCATACATCGTCGGTTGCCACCACTGATCCGAGATAAGCATCGCTACCAACAAACATGCCATCAGTGCGTGCTCCCATCATGCTGATGTTCGCAAGACTTCATCTTGGATTCGCAGCCTATAATCCTGTACTTCCATTGCTGCGCCTCTCTATCGTGCTCAAGTTGTGCCTTAGTAACTGATAGCATGCCGCGTTCGAGTACTGTAATTCTTTCGTCTGCACGTACAGATAACTCGATAAGACTGTAAAAAGTAGCAGACACACCGCCAACAAAAAGGACAAAAACGGATGCAGTAATGGCGATCGCCGGTTTCGGTATCGCCCAGGTATCAGAACGTCGTTCCTGTTGGGCGGCCATGTTGGGTACATTTTCCTCTTCTTCCGAATCTCGCTCATCGCCCACTTGCATATACAACGTAAAAACCCGGCGGTGCTGATGTCCGCCAGCAACGCCGGGTTATTTCTACGCCGCCAGTATCAGGTGATTCCGTTGGCGAAACTGAACGCCTCCGGATACCTCATGCCGAAGTCCATCGTGTACCAGGCGCGCAGCCCGGTGATACCGGCCGCGAAGTTCTGGTTGGGGTTGGTCGCCAGTTCCAGCGTGCCCCACTCTGCGATAACCGCCGTTGCCCACGCACCGAAAAGGCCGGTGTCAGCCGCCATCTGGTTCGACGTCATGCCCCTGAATCCGGCGCAATCGCCCTCCAGGATATTGCCGTCCCAGATCGGACTGGCGGTGCCGGTGAATTTGACGCGGGTCATGGCCTTGACGGTCGTTGCCGGATCCAGCACATATCCCATGCCGCCGAGCATGGCATTGGCGGTGACCACGTCTTGCTGAGCCCCGAGGAAGTGCGTGTAGTCGATCGCTGCTACCCCTGGATCAAACCCGGTGCCGAGGCCGACGGTGTTGGTGATACCGGTCGGGGTACCGCCGACGCCATCGCCGGACAATGCGCCAAGGTCGGCTGCGATGGCCACCGTCTGGGCAAGGTCGCTCAGAATCAGCTGCTCGGCCGACGGGTCGCCCTGCTGCATCATCTGATGAGAGATCTCCGTCAGACCGGCAACGTTCTTGGGTGACAGGGTCAGCTGGCCGATTGCGGCTTGCGACTCGGTGATAGCCGTGGTCTCACTCGCCAACCAGAATGCAGTGGCCCCGGAGGTCATCTTCGGAATGGCAACATTGCCGCGGAGCCCGGTCAGCCGGGTCGCGCCCATGCGCATGACGACCGACGTATTGCGCAGCAGGTCGATAAACGACCCGGCCAGGTGATCGGTGCCCACAAGGTTCGGCGCGCCGGCCACGTTGAAGTCTCGGCGGCCATACAGCGGCGTCCTGGCTTGTACGTCCATCGGCACGAAAAACGAGTTGTTGTCTCGCTGCTGCAGGTTGTCGCGGTTTCTCAACGCGTTGTGCGCCTCGAATTCCAGTCCGGCCTTAGACCAGTTGTTAGAGTAGCTGGCCCGAATGGCTGCCATAAGGCTGTACTGGCGGACCTCTTTCTTGCTCATGCCGATCATCGCGGGCGCGTCGGCCTGTTTGCCGCGCTCCTCAAGGATGCGCAGCGTATCCTCTGCCACCGTATCCCAATCGGCACCGCTGCGGATCCAATGGTCCTCTACGTCGGCCGAGATAGAATTCGCTCTGGATAGCTTCCGGATTGCATCTTTCCGCTTCGTCTCTGCCTTTCGCACGTCAAACTTGGGCTCTTCCTCGCGGGTGATTTCCACTTTAGTGGAAACATTGTTATCGGCGGATTCGCTCACCGCAGCGTCTTGCTTGTCGTCCACTTGTGGACCTCCTATAGATTGGGCTTTCGCCTTTGGTGCTTTGGGCGCAGAAACTCTGACCCTCTTCATCTTCTGATCATCTTGGTTCGCCGATGATCTGCCTATGCCGACAGTCGGGTCAGCTGGAACAGTGACAATAGATACCTCTTGTGGCTCCCAGTCAGTCACGACAAGATCGCCGTTTCTCGACTCTTCCATCTTATGGATTTCATACATGGCCGATACGTTTCTCAGGCCTCCAGAAATCCATTCCTGAACCTCTTTCGATCGCGCGGTGTTGAACAGTCTGGCCACAACCCATAGCCGGCCGTCTTCCTTCACCCTGCCGGAGTGTACCATCCCCACTGGGTCATCAAAATTGTGGTTAACCAGCAAAGGCGCTGCGCCCGCGTCAACCCGACCCATCCTGACAGCGCTGGGTGCGTGATCAAGAATCTCATTGCCCCAATACCTTCGGACCGGATACTGAGACGTCGCAGGAAAATCAAGTTCAACCCCGGAATCCGAAATGCGCATTTCGATATTCACGGGGTCGCCGTCCCTGGTAATGCTTTCAGGGATAAGCAGCTCTCTTGTGTAAGTATTACTTTCCATCGCTACCACCTACTAAACGCGGACTTGGCCGCGGATCTTCGTCACCTTCAGTCTCCGCCTCGGGCTCATCGTCGAGCGGCTCAAATTGAATGTCTGTCGTGTCCGTCGTTAACCCTGCCTCGGCCAGCATATCCAATTCCTGGCGCCTCGTGGCGATCATGTCTTCGATATCCATGCCACCGGCTGTCTGTGCGATTACGTCGGTCTTGGTTATGTACCCGGCGCGCTCCGCCTCTTTATATGCAGCCACCTCTTTGGTCGGATCGACCCAGCTCCAACCCCTCGGTTTCCATTTCACGGCCTCGTATTTGTCTTGGTCGGCCAGATATGCGCTTCTGTTTATTTCCGGGATGGCTGCGGAGAAAACTGCTTGCTGCAGCCACACTCTATGCAGGACATCACGGAAAGATCTAATCCACCACTTCTGCAGTATCCTCCAGTAATCCCTACTATCCAGTTCAGCAAGCCTGCTGCTGGAATAGTTCGATTGGCTGTAATCCCTAGATACCGCTTCATAGGACGGACCAGTGCCGGCCGCAAGGCCCCGGATCGATGTCCTGATGAAAGGATCAAAAGCCTCGTGAGGATATTTGGGGTCGTGCATGATCGGGTGCAGGCCAGGCGGTAGTTCAACCCACTGGCCTTCCTGCATATCAATGATGCCAGACCCGTCCTCCTGCTTTTCTCCCATGCCGTCAGGAAATGCCTGATTCTCAAAGAACCCTAGGTTTTGCGCACCGCTGCGAGCGGCCACTAGAGCTGCGGTCTCAAAACCACCAATCTGTTCAAGCCGATCGATGACCGCATGCAGACCAGGAACACCGCGGGACTGTGGCCAGCGCGTCACCATCCTGATATGAATTACCTCGGATGCCGGAATTCGCAGTATCTCGTCCGGGCCCTCCCTGGGCAAACCGAACAGATAGTTTTGGTGGTGTTTATGGACATAGTAGGCGATCGCCCTCCCGAAGGGGTCGTGCCCTACGCCCATTGAAATCTGCTCGCCTGGCTGCGGAGTAATCTCGTGTTCGTCCGCCAGGCGCTCAGACTCTATAAGTTCAAGGGCCAATGGGATGTCAGACGACCCAAAAGCCGAAAAGTGTAGTCGGATGAATACGTCTCCACCCTCAAACCATTGCTCACAGGCAGCGCGCTCTAGGTCTGAAAAGGCCATTGCACCACCGGTATGGCACGAGTCAGCCCTTGACCATCGGCGCCAGGCATTTTCTATAGCATGATTCACATTATTGATCATGCGTCCGCCTGCGGTCGACACTTGTGACTGCATCCCGATACCAGGGCCTATCACGTTGTCCACCACCAGCCCGCGGATCCGCTTGGCGTATGGATCATCGCGGCATAATCTGCGGCTATGGTCGCGCAATTGTCCGAGACTGGTGCGCAGCTCCTGGTCTGCAGACGTGGTCGCGGCTGATGCCTTCAGCCGTCCGGACCTGGCGCCCTGATACATGCGCTTGGCTTGTCCGACCTTCTGCTTACGCTTCTTGGTCTTTCTCTTAGCCACGGCTGAACCTCACGCGGACCGGGCGGCTGCCGCCGGATATTCGCTCGGTCATGGCTACTTCTGATCTCAGCTGGTTGCGCAGAGTCACAAGCCCGGCCCGATCCCTGGTAAATGATGAGTCTCCCCCTTGGGCCGCGACTAGGTCCAGCTGCTCGGCCGTGGCCCTCGATTCCAGGGTGGCCTCTACGGCGTCAAGAAGGCGCCTGGGGAAACTCCGGCCATCATGGACAACGGCAGCCGAGACATCTGGGGTTATCTGAATGGTTCCCAGGCCAACCTGGTGACGAGACACGCCATCGCTCACTAGCGCATACCACGAGTATAACCCTGGCGCTATAGCCGCCGTGGTCGCAATGTCTACGTCAACTAAAAAAGAGACGCCGGCGGGGGAGGCGACGACGTCAAACAGGGAAGTAGCATTGCGGAAGTGGTAGGTTAGTGTCCAGGTCGGCGCAGGGAAATCGCCGAGGTCCTCACGCCGCCATTGCCATCTGTCCCCGGCGCGCAAGGTGGCCGGCTCGGTGGTTGGTATCTCAAAAGCCATCAGCGCCCACCCACTCTAACCGAAAATCTCTTGCGCTGTATTTTCCCAATAGACTCGCTCAATCGATCGACGCCATAGAATAGCAATCCTGCATAAGCATATACCCTGCAATCCAATGCTTCAACACTGGGGTATATTGCGGTCCACCGCAGCTCGGGGCGTTTTCCCCTTACTCTGACGGGTACCAGGCGCTCCCCTGTCAATTGTTCGTAGTATTCATTGTCCCGGCCCACTGGGAAATGGCAATACCCGGTCCTGCCTCCCTCGGCATTCAGGTATTGGAAAATCGTCCTTTTGATGGAATCAACGCCAAGTATCTCCGGCGGTTTACCGAACCTCAGCCTGGCCGCCTGGCGCTTCTGCCTCGCCAGCAAGTTCATGTCCACTTGGTCACGAAACATTCCCGAAACCCCCTTGATAGGGATGACCCTCGGGTTTTTCTGTTTTTTCACAAATTCGTAGACGTGCTGCGTATATGCCCCGGAG